TAAATCTGGAACATTAAATTGCAATAAAGGACAGAGGGGTGGATATATAATCCCAATTCAAGATGGTCGTGAAATTGATAAAAGCCAAAATGGATTAGGCATAGCGAAAGAAGGCGACCCATCATATACAATTGATACAACAGGTTCACAATCTGTTGCCGTCCCATTCCGTAAATCAAAACGGGCTTGCTCTAAAACCGATAACGAAACTTGGGTTGAGGATACAGGTGGTGGTAATATTCCTTTGGTGAATGGCGAACCTGTAAAACCATTGATGTTTAAGGTAAGGGGTGGATCTCCTGTTGAAACAGGCGAACAAGGTGGAACGCCAGGAAAAGCGGCAGGAAAAGGTTATCTTGGCAGTGAAGATAAAGCTTTTACTGTGGCATCTACACAAGACCAATGGTTAGCTGAACCTATTACATTTCAAGTTGGAAATTTAATTCGTAAAGCTGGTGCTGACCCATCAACAGAAGCAACCACAACATTAAAAGCAACATCTGGAGATCAAACGCCTTGTGTAGCAATACCAATGGCCTTTGATGCTTATAATCAAACTGTTTCTGAAACCAGCCAGACATTAAGTTGTTCGGCAACAGATGTAAACCACACAGGAGCAGTATTCTCACCAACAATGGCTGTTCGTCGCTTAACACCAAAAGAATGTGAACGCTTACAAGGTTTTCCAGACAATTGGAGCCAAATCCCTTGGAAGGGTAAGCCAGCCGAGCAATGCCCAGATGGACCAAGATACAAGGCCTGTGGCAATTCTATGGCCGTTCCTGTGATGCGATGGATTGGTGAACGCATCCAGAAACATATTGACGGAACACTGAATAAATAAAAAACCTATCAAGCCACAATGACCACAAAAGACCGAATTTCTGGAGCAAGAGCTTATCTTGCAAAACTTCCACCCGCCATTAGCGGAGCAGGGGGACATCCAGCAACCTATCGTGCCGCTTCCATTCTTGCCAATGGATTCGACCTTCCTTGGGATGATGCTTGGGCATTACTCAACGAGTATAATGCTCGATGCTCACCCCCTTGGTCGGAGAAGGAATTACGACACAAGTTAAATGATGCTTTCGTAAAACCCCACGAGAAGCCAAAGGGCTGGCTGGTTAATTCAATGGATCGTCGTGTAGGAGCAAACGGGCGTTTCGTTTTTAATCCACAAAGAATTGCGGAGATTGTAAATGTGCAAACCCCTTATACGACAGCAGATGTTTTGCTTAATTGTTTTAAGGATGATGATGTCATCTGCATTACGAATGAAGCTGGACAAACGGAGGAGGGTAAATGGTTCCCTGCGTCCAAGGGTATCTTCCTAACCCGTGCTGAATGGATAAATAAGTTTTTCTCTCCTGGTGCTGCTGGTGGTCAGAAGTTTAGTAACACCGAGCAAGGCGCTTGGATACGAATCAATCCGTTTATTGCCGATGATTTTTCTGGGACGGACAATTCGGTTTCATCCTATCGCCACATTCTGGTTGAATTTGATAAGAAGTCTAAAGAGGAGCAGATTGCTATTTTCCAGCAATCGAATTTACCGATTAGTCTATTGGTGGATTCGGGTGGTAAATCCATTCACGCTTGGGTGAAGGTGGATGCCGAGAATCGTGAACAATGGGAGCAAAGAAGGAATGAAGTTTACGAATACCTATCCGACCACGAACCAGACCCGCAAAACAAGAATCCCTCTCGCTGGTCAAGATTGGGAGGGGTTATGCGAGGAGACAAGGAACAGAAGATTGTTGCGTTCAAGGTAGGAGCCAATGATTGGTTTGATTTTCTTTCCTGGAGGGAATCACAAGACTTCCCAGAGGAAATTTCTACGGACACACTTGAAAATTACGACATCCTTAACGATCCAAACACGGTTATCGGCCACGGACGATGGTTGCAGAAGGGTGGCTCGCTTTTGATTACGGCACAATCTGGCATAGGTAAATCATCCTTTGCGATGCAGATGGCTATGTCTTGGTGCTGCGGAAGGGAGTTATTTGGTATCCCAGCCAAGCGTCCATTGAAAATTGGTATAATGCAAGCCGAGGGTGATGTGGGTGATATGGCACAGAGTTTTCAAGGGGTAATGTCGGGAATGAGATTAAACGATAGCGAGAAGGAGATGGTTCGTAAAAACTTACATTTCTTCAATGAATCTTCCAAAAGCGGCAAGGACATCATCGAGCTTGCCCGAAAGATTATCGTAAGACACAAACTTGAAGTGATTGTTATGGACCCTCTGATGGCATACATATCGGGCAACATAAATGACAATGTGGATGTTAAGAATTTCTGCCGTCACCTATTGGAGCCGATGCTAAAGGAAACGGGATGTATTGCGATTATGATTCACCACGAGGGCAAGCCAAAGGCCAAGGAAGTTATCGATTCTCAAACATTTTCGGATATGATGTATTCGGGGACGGGGGGGGCAGATTTAGTGAATTATGTGAGAGCCGTTTTGAACATCCGCAGGGAATCGAAGGATTTACCTATCTTCTCGTTTAATCTGTCCAAGCGGGGCAAGGAGGCGGGATTACGGACACCAGATGGTAAGCCAACCTTGACGATTAAGTTAAAACACTCTGACGACCGAGTATTCTGGGAAGTTGCGCCTTTGGGTGGTGGTTTTGAATTGCTAAAGGTTGGGCAACAATACCAGCATTTCGGGACAAAACCAAAGATTGCAAAGGGGGCTTTGATTGAGGAATTGATAAATGACTATAAACTTAATCGTGATCAAGCGGATGCCTTGCTGAAGGCGATGGTGGCTAATGGCATAATGGAGCCAAAGAAGGTTAATGCCACCCTCTATTACCAAGGCACAAGGGCTACGGAATAGGGCATTTGAGGCCTCTGGCTTGCCGTCTGGCAGGGTTTTAGGGTTTGCAGGGGTGTTGATACCCCTGTGACCCTGTTTGGGCTATTAACTAACTTCCAACTTGTCCGCTATCTTTTCGACAGTATGGCGAGTAATACGCAATTCCGTCTCGATAGAGGCCATTCTTGTAGCGAATTCTCTTTCGCTTGATTCCAGGCGATCAAGCCGTCTTTCGAGCTGGTTTACCCGATAGGGGATTACTGCCCAAGCAGCAACCGCACCGAGGATGCTGATTACCGATGAAAGTTGTTCGATTGAGAGATTCATTGGAAATTTTATTTAATTTTTCTGTAACCCTGCTTCCAAAGCACTTCACCAATCAATTCAGAAATTCTATATACTTTCTTTTCAGACATATTCCAATCGGCTATGTGCAGGGATTCGTGAACGATGGTTGTCAATCTTTCAGAGGGTGAGAGAAATTTATCAACTTCAATTAAGTTTTCTTCCTTTGTTGCAAAACCAGCAAATGAGCCAAGGTTTTTATTAACAACACGGGGTTTCTTAATTTTGTTTAGTTTTGGCATTTTAGGAAATTTTATTATCCTCTTGTTCCTCTTGCTCGGCTTCGTGCTTAACTTTCCAGCGAACCCACCACACACCGCACACAGCCAGCGAGAGCAAAGTCCCAGCGGAAATCCAAGCAAAGTAGGTTGAATTGATGACGAAAGGGACGGCACCAGCGAACACACCGCACAGGATTAGGATAAGCCCGCTTTTCTTGTCCCAGAAAGCCGATGTTAATGCACCGAGAACGAATAAACTAACGCCAGCGTAAGTGTAGAGCAGATTCCCCGATGACAGATCGCTGTGACTAACACTCGGGCTGACTGCTGGGCTTACTGCGTTTATGATGTCGGTCGCCTTGGATTGAACGACAGGCAGGTTGCCCGATGGAATCTTTGGGCTTACGCATCCGCACAGCAGAAAACAAAGATATGCCCAGAAAGATTTCATTATTATTTCTTATCCGAATCTCTGCCCTTTAGCACATCCAGCAAATAGCGTCCTGCTTTACGGAGGCGTTGGGCTTCTTGCTCTGCATCGGTTAGTTTAGTTTCGATTTTTTTGTGATTGTTGCGGAAGATGAGAACACCAGCGACGACACCGAGGACGAGTGTAATGAGAATGACGACCATATTATTTCTTTATGTTAAACTTATCAAAAATTGATTTGTCGAATTCTTGGGTTTTTATTTCTGGTATTGTAATCTTCTTATCACTTTCAAATGCCTTGAGATTCAATTCAGAAACCTTCTGCTCAACTTCTTGTCTTGTCCCAATAAAACTTTCGTATGCCGTAAATATATTACAATCCTTGTTTGTATTGTTTGTATAGTTAAGCATAATGAATCCGTCCTTGTGGAGCAGGATAGAATGGCCAGCTTGAAGTTTTATATTATATTGGTTCATAATTATTTGTTAATAACCCAATTAGTGTGCGTCCCGTTTCCTGTGTGATTTGTTATATCAACAATCAATTCTCCCGTTGATGTATCATACGAAACGACGCTACAATGCAAATGCAATCCCTGTGGGTCGCTTGGTTCATATATGATGCAGGATTGTAATGGAGTGTAAGATAATCCCGTATCACAAATAAACGATTTTCCATTGCTATTGTTAATCGTGTTTGAAGATGTAGATGTGGTTTTGTATCTATCTCCAGAAATGGCGGCCGTTGTTTGAATAGAGTCATCTCCAAATTGGAAACCGACATTTGATTTAATTAAAGCCGTAGAAACCAAACCATAATCATTTGTTCCATCATTAAAACCCCCATATGTTATAATTCCATTTGTTGAAAAATAAAATCCTGTTGCTTCAACACCATTAAATGCAGAAATATATGAATTTCCACTTGATGAACCATAAATAATTATTCCATTATCTGTTGTTGTAATAATAGCAGAATTAGTAAAATTTATTTGTGATTGTCCAAAACTTAATAAACCTGTCCCAAATGCAATATTAAACCCATTTATCGCTAAACCATCGATTACTCCAATATTTCCTGTAATTGCTAAACCATCTAAATAATAAACATTATTGGTTAAATTGTTTAAATTACCAGATGAAACAAAACCAGAATTATATAAGTTTAATGTAGTTCCAACTTGAGTTGTTTGGTCGCCAATATTTATTGTGTTTCCAGCACTTGTTGCATTTATGACAGCATTTTCGTTTAGCGTAAAACCATCGGCAGGGTTTGATGGAGTGACCCATTGTGTTGAGAAATCCGTTCCATCAGTTTTAGCCAGCACCTGTGCAGCACTGCCACCAACAGGGACACCAACGCCAGCTTCACCTTGGTCTCCTTTATCTCCTTTTACGCCTTGGATACCTTGGTCACCCTTATCACCTTTAATTCCTTGGATGCCTTGGATGCCTTGGTCGCCTTTGTCACCTTTAATTCCCTGCTCACCTTGGATTCCTTGGTCACCCTTATCACCTTTAATCCCTTGGATACCTTGGATACCTTGGTCGCCTTTGTCACCTTTAATTCCCTGCTCACCTTGGATTCCTTGGTCACCCTTATCACCTTTAATCCCTTGGATACCTTGGATACCTTGG